TACGGTGTTTCCTGCTATTGCTCCAGAAACAGTCAACTTTCCCTCGTTGCCTACAGAATAATCTGCATAAACCTTTGAACCAACGTTGTAATCCGATGAAACTCCCATGTAGTTACCTGAACCAAATGTGAATGTTCCACCATCGAATACAAGCGCCTTGTTTCCTGAAGTCATTGGAAGTCCATAGAACATCAAAGGAATATCATACTGAGTAACGCCCGTGGGCCAGTTTGCTACATAAGCGGCATCTGGATCAAGTTCAAAATCAGTTTCTTGTGCGCCAAGTGATCCGTCGTTCCATACATTAACTGTTGTTCCATTAAGCCCAGCACCTGTGAAATAAGGTCCTGGATTTAGTGGCTTGGGCCAGTCAACCGGGAATACAGCCAACTTAGCCTCTGTGATTGTTCGTGGAAGGGTCATTCGTCCGTTTGTATCTCGGAATGCGAATCTTCCTCTTGCTGTCTGCTGATTTAGTCGTGCGCCATCAATATCATCGTACTTGTTTACGATAAACTGTGTTGTATCAACTGGGTTACCAGTGTTAATTGCGTCAGCCATGCTACGTGCCTACCTCCTTTATAATTCTGCTGCTATACCTCTTGAAGCTACTCGTCCAAGCTGCTTCAAATCATCTAGTGTCTTCTCCTGTCCTGCTACCGCTGTAAACTTTGGTAGTCCTTCCTTACTAGAAGCAGCGGCTTTATCCTTAGGAGCATTCTGTGTAGGCTTTGATGCCTCTGCCAAATCTGTGACGTAGGCATCAAAAATTTCTGGTGACATAGCCAACCATAGTTCTTGCTTCTGCGCCAACTTCTCCTGATCGGACTCAATCTTGATTCCGGCTTCTACGATCTTTGCGGTTCGCTCTGCAACGAGCGCTTGTCGCTTAAATCCCTCATTCTCTGTTGTCAGGTCAGTAATTGTTGACTGCGCTGTTTCAAGTTGCGTGTTTAATTCCGCAATCTTGGCAAGCGCAGCATCCAACTCTGCTTGAGCCTTCTCTAGTTCTTCCACTTCGTTACCTCCCGTATTTTGAGATGCACCACCCATTAATAACTCATCCTGATGGTCTTCCTCTTCATCATCTTCAGTTTCTGGTATGCCCTGTACTAATTTATTTAACTCATCAACAATTTCTTTTAATTCATCCATAAACTCTATGTCCATCATCTGACTTTCAGTTATGGCAAGAATATTATTTTGAGCAACTGCTAGTAATCCTGTGCGATTTCCATACGCAGGAAACTTAACAAAGGTTGCGGCTCGGGTTACAACACCCTTCAGCCAGTCAATCCCTGCCTTTGAAATAGAATCCTGATATGAAAGCTCCCAAGAAATACCGGGAGCCTTTCCATTTTCATGTGCATCTTTTAGATACTGCACTTCATCAGGGTATTCTTCCTTATAAAGTACACCCTCACCAATAAGTTGGGCAGTGCCATCCTCTGCAACCTCTTTGTACATATTTGTCATATGTCCAAATGGAACTGATAGGTCATGGCCTCCTGCACCAGCATGAGTGTAGCGAATCTTCAGGGGCATATGAATCGAACTTTTTGCAACCATATCGAAATCGTCTGTTTCAATTCCCTGTTTATTTGCATTCCCCTTATTGTCTGTAAACACAAACTTAACCTTTGTTAAAAAGGGATGCTCAAAATTATCGGTTGGAACGTCTATAATTTCAGCGATAGTTGATTCAAACTGTGTTTTATTCATCAATTCACCCCCTTTGGGCTATACCCCCATTTATAGAAACATCATTTATGTGTAAAATAGGGCGCAATTTTAAGTTTTTTTGAAATTTTTTGTGCTAGAATGGCGCTTCCTAGGAATACATAGTATAGAAAGATAACCCCAGCGAAGCGCTCAAATGGCTCTTCTTCTAAATAGCGTGTTATAGTGCCAGTTACTCCAAAGATCAACTGGATGAGCGCCAGTAAAAAATAGTGGTCAGCAGTTAATCTAAATGTGTTAAAGAGAGTCACTCCAACTAGTAACCCAGCCGCCACAACAGGTAATATTGTATGGAAATGAACAATGTAGAGAAAATCATCCATGCTTACCACCCAACTGACTCTGTAAGTTAGCAATTAATAAAGCTTGACTTACGGTCAAGTTTTTTAAACTCTCAATCTCGCTTGTTAACTGTATTATTTTATCGCGGCTTTCAGTAATTTCTCGTTGGTTACCTTCGATTAATTCCTGAAGTTCTTCAATCTTCTTATCTTGAATAGCTAAAAGGTCTTTTAATGTTTGTACGAGTTTTTCTTGGTTGGGACCGATCTTATATGTTCTAGCGACAAATACACCAATGAATGAAACGATTAGAGCGCCTAATGCACTAATTAGTGCGACAGTAATTGTATCACTCATAACATCACTCTCTTAAAGTATATAATTCTATTTCCCCATATTCTTGTATAGCCTGAATTGTTGATCTCAGAATAATTGTATAGGAAGCATCATCACGATCATCGTAGCGTTCAACTGAGTTGACTAGGGTGATTGCCTTGGGTGTCTCTTGGTAAAGAATACCGACCGAGAGTGTAGTCATTATCTCTTCATCGGGGCTTCTGGGTATCTTATCCCTGTCAACATAAATGTGATCTTCTTATAACACTGCTACAATTTTATAATTACTCATTCATCAATTCCGGTGTTTCTTCGATAGTTTTTATATCGATTATTATGCCCCGCTCTTCTGCTAAGGCAATAATTGCTTCTACCAATTCTTCATCAGTCATTTCTGCTTGCTTAACCTTTGATAAAGGCTTTTGATTTCGTGGCTTTACGCCAGTATTCCTATTGTTTATAGGAACATTTTGACTTCCTATAGGTCTTCCCGGTTTACCTGTAGCACCCGGCCCCCCTGTTATGGCTGGCTGCGGGCTGTAAGGCATGGCAGGGAATTGAGGTAGTCCATCCATCAATTCCAATTCATCGCGCATTAGTTCAACTTCTGTTTCAAAATCAGTTCCCACCAACTCGTTTCTCGTTGTGCGTGAAAGATTTCCTTCGGTAAACAACTGAGAGAAGACTGCTGCTGTCTTTACAAAATCCTGAAGACGTATCGGCTTAAACATTGGTGCAGGGGTATTTCTGAATTTGTTTAAATCAGAAAGCTCTTCGTATAATGTTGTAATCCATTCTTTAAGATTAGATCGTAACTCTTCCATCATTGGTTGAATTGCCCAAGTAGAAACTTCCGACGCTGTTCCCGTTCCTCTGCTCTCACCTGTTACTAAAATACGTGCAAAGCCTAATCCTTCGTTTAACTCTTCATTGGTTTGCCGATATTTATCCTGATCAAGCATTGCTGATACATCTGGGGTGATCCACTCCAGACTTGTTGTATGGTTTGAAAACAAAATAAATAGGCGTTCCATTAATTTAGGGTTATTTGACCTTGCCAATATCTGAACCTTCAATTCATCCAGATTACTTCTTGTTTCTTCAGTTATAGGGTAGTTATCATTTCCTTCTTTTACAAGTAAGATCGCATTAATAACGCGGGCTGCTACTGCAAAATCCATTCGCCGTAACTGCTGCTTGAAAATCAATGGTTCCAAAACATTATACAAATAAGGAACAGGGTATGGAGAATAAGAAATCTCCTTTCTAAGTATAGGATCAATATCTTTAAGAAGAATCTTATCGGCCCCATTTTTTACATTCTCAACTAATGAGGGGTAATATGTTTGATATGTTTGATATTTTAGCTGTTGCTCTTTAATCCTGCTTCCGCCATTACGGATCAAACGTACATCAGCCTCAGGTATTTTTAAATAGTATTCCTTCTCGCCCCATCCTGCCCAGATCACCCATACCAGATTCGGAGGATATAGATCAAATTTAGGCACCGTATACATTTTATTTGGTTGTAATTTTGGGTGTAGATCGCGCCCCATAACCTCCTCATAGTCTATCTTGGGAAGCACCATACCTGATAGGTAATACTCTAATGCGCATGTGCGTAAAAAGCGCATTAACCTTGAAGGATTTCTATGAAGGACTGCATCAAAATAAGCATTCTGCTCATCTGTGGTCTTGCGTTGCCCATTTCTAATTTCTGTAATAGACAACTCTGCTAAACGATTGACAACGGTGCCGATAATTCCGCCCCGCTGATAAAAATCATAAACTAGTTGTAGAACTTCATGATATTCTTTTGGTACAACTAGTTTCTCTGGTGTCAAGCCAAGTGCCCGGTAGTAGGAATCCGCTGAGTTAGCGTAAGGCATCATGAAAGTACCGTAGCCCTCCCCAAAGGGAGCGGGTCCATCATATACTGAGGACTTTGCTAGTTTATAATTATCTGCCATATGCTCCTATTCCCTCTCTTGTGGTATCAAGCCATCCGGCTCGTATTAGTTTGGGTTTTATTTCTGGTTTTTCAATAATGACAGGAGGGCCAAACTTGTTTTCATACGCCATAATTGCACACATCATTGCTGCCATCTGGTGATCATCATCAGTTTTATAGACAGGTTCACCTGTCATTGTTCTTGTAAATTTTGTTCGCTCTAATTCATCCATGAGATCGCTATCCTCTCGTGAGAAAACAAAACGATGCTCATGCACCCAGCGTGACAAAGTTTCAACCGACACTCGTTTGGTCTGATCTTTCTTTTCTACCCCGTCCTCATCAATTGCCACGACCATGTATGATCCAAATTCAACTGGAAACAGTCGTTCTAAGTATTTGTATTCTTTAAAATCAGTCAATTCTCCAGCTAAATCCTGATACTGGACTTTGCCTGGTCCGCCCATATCGATTCCTAGGAAATCAAACTGATAGATGGTGTCAAGATATGCCATAAACTCTCTCTGTAATGCATACTCTACACGTTGTAGTACAAACCGGGCAAGACATTTCCACTGCCCGTATCTATCTTGATATAGCACAAAGAAAACTGCAGGATCAGGGGAGTATCCAACGTCATAGCCTAGACCAATCAGGGGCTTTACACCCCCATCATAGGGGACAGGAGGAGGCACAGCGACCTCGTTTATGTGGTAGCGCTGAACTCCATCGATATCAACTCGTTTAGTGTTATCAAAATTATGCTGGGCTAGCACAATTTTTAATACCTCATAATCTTCCTGCTTAAAACGTATCCGATCAAAGATTGAGTATGTGGGCACGCCATGCTGCCCAAGCACGTAATGCTTGTAGTCTTCAGAGTCTTCAAGAAGTGCGTTGTACTCTCTACGACGCTGATACTCAAGATCAGGATTCCACCAACTCATCTTGGTTTGTGGAATATTAAATGAGACATATTTATCATCAAGTTGATCACAGGTATAAAGAACATTATCTTTGCGCTCCCCATTTGGCACACCTGATACCCACATCATATGTCCTGGAATATCAAACTTCAAAACGTTACCTAAGGATTTCCATGCCAGCCAAGGAAACGACTGCGCTTCGTCCACCCATATGCGACTTGTGTGAATCGAGATAACATTGGATTCTTTTCCCTCGCTGCCGGCTATTCTCAGAATAAATGTGAATCCGTTATGGAATTCAATTCTTCCCTCTTGAACATTAACTTTGTTAGAGTTGACTAAGAATTTAATTAGCCAGTGCTGTTCACAGGCTTGACGTACACGGGGAAAGATTGCATCTTTTTGTGCTTTATTGGGAACATAAACCAATAAGCCAGGATCACCCGGTATATACATCTTGTTTATAACCCAATAATATAGCAGCTCAATCATGGCTGTCGTCTTGCGAACACCACGGCCACAACACATGGATAGGTACTGAGCGGTGCTACTCGTCCAAGCCCTCTCATGCGGCTCTAAGGGTTGCCAGTTAGGATCATCCTCGTTGATAAACTCCCTGAACAACACCGGATTTTGAATCACTTGGAGCAAAGCCCAGTCACGTTCATCAGGCATATTATCGAACATAAAGCACCCTCTCCTCGCAGCGTTCGCATACGAGTTCAATATTTATACTATTTGGCCGCTTGGGAAAATTAAGCCAGTAACGACCTAATTCAATTTGACATTTTTCACATCTTATTTGTACTGTTTTACGGTCCCAGAATTCAGCGGCTTTTGTTTTTAAGTTTTCAATAAATTGTGGTACATCATCAATCTGCTTCTCTTTTCTTGCCTTACGGGAGATGCCTAGACGATCCTGCAACTCAGTGACACTTGTTACAAGACTACGCTGCACATCTGATAAATTCTTTAATGTCCGCGTATCTTCATTTGTCATAGAAGGAAGCTCCTGTAGATTTCTAATCTGAATATCAAGAGTTTCCAACTGAAGTGTATGCTTTACTAAAAGTTTTAATGCCTCGGTATCATTGGACTCATTCATGTCCACGCCGTATTCAGTCTGGAAGCGATCAATCAACCGCTTGTACCTTGCTTCGTAAGAAGATGATACTTCCTTGCTAGGGGTTTCTTTTACCCTCTTCTCGCCTTCTTTGCGCAAAATATGTTCAAGAATCTCAACATCAGTCTTGTTTTTGAACATTGCAAGATTGCGCATCTTGTTGATTTTACCTTGATATTTAGGATCAATTTCGTACATAATAAACCTCAGACATAAAAAAATAAGGAGTAGCCACCAGACTACTCCTTTCCTTACCTTCAATATTGGTTGCGGTGCTTGGGAATCGAACCCAATTTATTACAGCTTATGAGACTGCCGGAATACCTTACCCCCCGCCCGCAACGGTGGTGGAGAAGATAGGATTCGAACCTACAAGTAGTGTGGGTGATTTACAGTCACCTGAGCGCACCAAA